TGCGGTTCTCTCGTTCGCTGCGCCGGTTCCCAAATCCGATGCTGTCTCCACACCCACACCCAGCGCTGACGAAGCACAGTGCCCTGATTGGCTCGACCCGACTTCACAGGAGGCGTGGGACGAGTACGCACCCCAGCTTCGTCGCCACGGACTGCTTGCGCAGCACAACGAATTGCTGTTCGCCTCGCTCTGCATCGTGGTGAGCGAGTTGCAGTGGTGCCAGACGCAGACGAGTCGCGAGTCCGTGTCCACTGTCGGCGCACCGAAGTTGTCTGCCGTCATGAAGCACCGAATTTTTTTGGTTGACAAGCTGGTTAAGCTCTGCGCAACGCTGGGCATGACCCCGCGTTCCTTCGTGCGCTTGACCGGCAGATCTCCGCTCCCGCCGGGGCGCAGCAAGCTGGAACCGAATGCCGAAAGACCCGCAGTCACAAGTCGCAAAGGGCGACCCCTCTGATCGGTTTTTCTTCGATGAGGAAACAGCCGACAGCGCGGTGCGCTACGTGGAGCAGCGATGCAAGTTTTGGCAGGGCGAGTACGCGGGCGAGCCGTTCTTGCTGCAGCAGTGGCAGAGCGAGCGACTCATTCGGCCCATCTTCGGATGGAAACGTCGCGATGCCACGTTGCCCCGAATGGATTGGCCTCGTCGGTACCGCACGTGTTTCTTGGCCGTAGGCAAGGGCAACGGCAAGACTCCTCTGGGAGGAGCGATTGGTCTACTGTTCCTCGACTGGGACGACGAACCAGGGGCTGAAGTGTATTCAGCCGCAGCAGACCGTGACCAAGCCTCCATTGTGTTCAGTGATGTCGAGAACTTCATTGAGCAGGACGACGAACTTGCTTCCCGGTTGCGCGTTCTCCCCGGTCGCCGTCGCGTCATAGCGCCGAAGACTAAATCGTTCTACCAAGTTCTTACGTCCGCTGCGCAGACCAAGCACGGGTTTCGCCCACACGCGATTATTTTTGACGAGTTGCACACGCAGCCCAATCGAAACCTGTTCAGCACGCTGCGTCGGGGCTTGCGCAAGCGCGTACAGTCGATTCTGATCTCCATGACCACGGCAGGCGAGTACGACGAGGACGCTCTGTGGTGGAGCGAACTGGAGTACTCTCTCGCGGTTCAAAAATACAACGACGGCGACCATGAAGGGGGCGTGCGCGATGACTCCCATCTACCCGTGGTGTACAAAGCTGACGAAGAGGACGATCCCGATCTGGACGCCACGCTACTGAAAGCGAATCCGAACATCGGTGCTTCGGTGCGACTCGTTGATCTGCAGGAGGAGTGGGCGCAGGCCAAGAACAAAGGCCCGCTTGAGCAAGGCGAGTTCAAGCAGTTGCATCTCAACATTGCAGGCGATTCCACGAAGACCCCCATCGACATGTACAAGTGGCGTAAGTGCGGCGGCGACCCGATCCCTACGGGTCCGTGTTACTGCGGCATCGATGCGTCATCGAAGCTCGACCTCACTGCGGCGGCGTTGTTCTTCCCGGACACGAATAGCCTGATCGTGAAATCGTTCATGCCCGAAGCGAATATCCAGGGGCGCAAGCATGCCGATGCTTTCGACTACCCACGACACATTGCATCCGGCTGGATCCGTACAACGCAGGGCAACCTGATTGATCAGCGCGCTATCTTCAAGCAGGTCGTGGCGTGGCACAAGCGCTACACGATCTTGGAAGTGGGCTACGACCCACGCTTCGTCACGGATCTTCCGATCTGGCTGGAAGAGGAAGGTCTGGAAGTTGTCGAAGTGCTGCAAGGTTTTGCGCTTTCCGAAGCAATCATTCAGTTGCTCGGCCACGTCAAGGACTGCAATCTATTGCATGGTGGAAACCCAGTGATGCGCTGGTCGGCGCAGAACCTCCGCGTACGCAAGAGCGAGGAGGGTCGCTATAAAGCGATCAAGAGTGCGGAGCGTAAGCGTATCGATCCGTTGACGGCATCACTGACCGCGATCAATCGCGCCGCCGCGCACCATGAAGTTGAATCCGACATGATTATCGGGGAAGTGGCGGTCTAATGTTCGACAAACTACGACAGACTTTTTCGGAGTTCGTTGCCCCGCGCCAAGCGAATACTTCGTCAAACTCCATCTATCGCGATGACGACGATTTCTGGTACGCGGGTCCACGTGGTCTGGCTGGAGCGGGCGGATATCCGCTGCTCACACAAGCACAGAAGCTCACGTCGATCAATGCTTGTACACGTCTGCTGTCGTTCACGGGAGCGATGCTGCCCGTTACGGTAAAGCGTGAGGTCGGTGACGACGGTGGATTCGCCATCGATAAGACGAACGACATCCATCGCATCTTCACGACAGAACCCAACGAGTACCAGAGTCCATTTGAGTTCAAGCTCGATGTGTACGGTGGACTGGTCGTTCACGGAAACCACATCAGCGAGGTACTGCGCGGGCGCAATTTCAAGGTCGACCAGTTCTGGCCCATCGCTAATAGCGATGTATCAGTTGAGTGGTTCGACCGCAAGAGCGGGCGTCGTCGCATGTACGACGTGTTCGCTAGTCACGATGGCCGACCTCGAGTCCTCGCCGATGATCAGGTGTGGCATCCACGCTTGCAGTCACTCAACGGCGGGCTTACCGGGGCTTCGCCGATTGCTCTCAACGCGGCGGGCATCAACCTAGCACTGGGCAGCACCAACTACGCGAATGAATTTTTCAATGGCGGCGGCAAGATGGCGGGCTTCATTGCCCCGGATGGGGATGCTCTCACACTGCCGCAGCAAGAAGCGCTGAACAAAGCGCTGAATCGTCCCGACGAAGGTAAGTCTCAGTCACGCCATAGTACGTACAAGATCTTCGGTCGCCCGCTCAAGTTTCATCAGGTTTCAGTCGGGCCGGAGGATGCGCAACTGGTGCTGATGCTCGATTGGACGATTGCCGACGTGGCGCGGATCTGGGGTGTGCCACTCTGGCTCCTGCAGTCGGCGCTCAAGGAGCGCGCATCAGGACGCAGTGTCGAGCAGGAAGGTATCGGGTTCGACACGTACACGATGGCGCCGTTTGTCACAGTAATTGAGTCCAGTGCCACTCGTTGGCTACTGCCCGATGGTATGTACCTCGACATCGAAATGAACGCTTTGAAGCGGGCCGATATGAAATCAGTGTTCGAATCGTTCGGCCTTTGCTCCAACGCAAATCGACCGTGGATGAAAACCAACGAGATGCGGCGTCTGCTGAATATGCAACCCGATGATGATCCCGACTCCAAGCGCATCGTGCCTGCCGTGAATAACACGGCTACCAGTGGTGCTGGAGGAGGATCCGGCGAAACGAAACCAGCGAAACCAAGCAACGGTCAGCGTGCGCAGATCCTGCACGAAGTCAACAAGGGAGACGACGCACCATGCGCGATGCCCGAATAATCGACGCACTCATTCACAGTCATTGGGCGATCCTTCCGGCGAAGCTCGACATGATTCTGTCCGTGGTGCATGCGCACATGAACGGAAAGATGCGTGTGACGCAGATTCAGGCAACTGCGGAGCGCGAGGCCCGCGAGGCTGCGCGGCAAAGTGGCTCGCCCGGAGGTGGCGGAAAGTTCGGCATCGGAGTGATTCCGATTCACGGCACGATCTTTCCGCGAGGGTCCGAGATGTCCGACGTGTCCGGGGTCACGACAACCGAAGCGATTCGCGGCCAACTGGCAGACTTCATGGACAACGACAGGGTCGACGCCATTATTCTTGACATCGACTCTCCTGGTGGCGTTGTCCAGGGAGTGCCGGAAACAGCGGAAGCCATTTTCGAGGCGCGTAAGGACAAGCAGATCATTGCCCAGGTGTGGGACATGGCGGCTAGTGCCGGGTACTGGATTGCGTCACAGGCAAGCGAGATCGTCGTCACACCGTCTGGTGAGGTCGGGTCAGTTGGCGTCTTTGCAGTACACCGCGATGAGTCGCAGCGTCTGGCTAACGAAGGCATCAAGATAGAGATCTTGCGCTCCACGAAGTCGCCGCACAAAGCGGAGATGAACCCCATCGAGCCGATGACGGACGAAGCGCGAGTTCATGAGATACAGGAACTGGACGCGATCTACGACGAGTTCGTGGATGCGGTTGCCAGAGGTCGCGGCGTGACGACCAGTGCGGTGCAGGAGAAGTTTGGTCAGGGTCGGCTGGTGCGCGCGGCAGATGCGATTAATTCCGGCATGGCGGATCGAGCCGGAACTTTCGCATACACGGTGAAGCGCATCAGCAAGGAGATCCAACAGAGCCAGTTTCAGGTAAGGGCAGACGAGTCGCTGCGTCTGATCAGGAGTCGATACATCTAACCCAGCGAGACGCGCCAAAGCGTTCGCATTTTTGAGGAGTTGGCAGCGATGAACAAAAAGCTCGAAAAGCTTTATGCGCGCTCGCAAGCGGTTCAGGCAAGTCTTGATGAGATCGAGACTGCTGTTGAAGCGAACGAGGACGGCGCATTCACCCCGGAGCAGCGTACGCAGTTTGCGGCGTTGGTCGCGGAGTCGAAACAAATCCGTGAGGACATTGATCTCGTTACGGAGCGCGAGATGGCTCGGGTAGCGGAGTGGACCGATAATCGGGATCGTTCCGTTCCCGTCGTGCTGGCCGATGGCGCGGTGATCACGTCGGCGGAAAACCCGAATGGCCCGTTCAAGACCTTCGGGCACCAACTCCAGGCGATCTACAACGTCGGTGTTGATCCGAATTCACCGGATGCCGTGGCGGCCCTCGACCAGTTGCGGCGCGTCGCCGCAGCGTCGGGCATGTCGGCGGGGCAAGCTGCTGATGGCGGCTTCCTGATCCAGACCGACTACACCACGCGCATGCTCGACAAGGCGACGACCGAGGCACAACTCGTCGGTATGTGCGACGAGATCCCGATGTCGGCAAACGCCGACGGCATCTCTGCTCCGTACATCGAGGAGACTTCGCGCGTTACCGGATCTCGTTGGGGCGGCGTCCAGGTCTACTGGAAAGCGGAAGCGGCTACGGTGGCAGCGAGCAAGCCGAAGATCGGCGAGTTCAACCTGGAACTCGAAGAGATGATGGGCATCGCGTACGCGACCAAGAAGCTCATGCGACACGCGCCCACTGCGGAGAAGATCCTAGGTGATGCGTTCACGTCGGAACTCGCGTTCCGTCTGGACGACGGCATCATTCGCGGCACTGGTGCCGCTCAGATGCTCGGCATTCTCAACAGCCCCGCGCTGATCTCCGTCGACAGGACCGGCCAGGGAGCCACTACGTTCTTTTCGGAGAACGCAATCGCGATGTTCTCGAGGATGCCTTCGCGCTACATCGGTGGCTCGGTCTGGCTCATCAATCAGGACGTGCTTCCGCAGTTGCTCGCCATGTCCTTCCCCGGTGTTGCTGCGGCGGCGGGATCCAACCCGCTCTATCTCGCGGCGGGCCAGTTGAAGGACGCGCCGTACGGCATGCTCCTGGGTCGGCCGGTCAAGGCCATCGAACACGCCTCTACGCTCGGCGCGGCTGGCGATGTCATGCTCGTCAACCTCAAGGAGTACGCGCTGATCGGGTCGCAGATGGAAGCGGCCCAGTCGATGCACGTGCGCTTCCTCAACGACGAGCAGACGTTCCGCTGGGTGCTGCCGCGCAACGGAGCGCCGAAGTGGAAGACCGCGCTGACGCCGTACCAGGGAACGGCGACGGTGTCCCCGTTCATCACCTGTAACCTCGCGACCACCTAGTCGCAGCATCGGAAGAAAGGAACTTACAACCATGAGACAGAGAAGCTTTTTCACGGAATGCAACCCGGTCATGGCCATCGTGCCTGTCGATCTTGCGGCGGCTGCGAACAACGGCGACTGGGTCAGCTTGAAGAACTACGAGCGCGTGGTGATCTTGCTCATCAAGGGCATCGGCACGGCGGGGCAGGATCCGATCTTCAAACTCCAGCAAGCGACGGACAACGCGGGCACGGGAGTGAAGGATCTGCTGTTCACGAAGGTGTACTCCAAGGTCGGAACGCAGACTGGCATCACGGCGATGACCAAGACCACTCAGGCCGCAGCTACGTCGTATACCGATGCCGTTTCGGCCGAGGCACAGGCGATCATCGGAGTCGAGATCACGTCGGAGGATCTCGATAGCGATGGCGGTTTCACGCACGTACGCCTCGACATCGCGGATGTCGGAGCGGCGGCGCAGATCGGCGGTGCGCTGTACCTGATGCTGAATCCGCGTCACGAAGCAGACCCGGTGGCCGAGTCCGCCATCGCGTAGAGCTAGACGAGCCC